CAATAACAGTTCTTCCCAACGTTGCCATTGTTGTTCCTGAAGAACAAATAGCTACTTTCATTATCAAGTCAGGATCATCAGCAACGTATGCATGAATATCACTAGCAACAGTGCTAGCAGGATACGAATTGCTGAATGTTAACTGACTCGTATTTGGGTCAGTGTACTGACATCCCATGAAGACACCTAATGTGCCAGTAGCTGGGAAAGCTGTTGTACTCCCGTCACGCTCAATAGTTCCGTCGTTTACACGTTTTACCAGATCGCCTTTTCCAATAGCTGTACCGTAGTTACTAGCTATTTTCATTTGTCGAGTAGCACCTGTGTAAGGACGACCACCAATCAGGCCAACGGGAACAAGCCCATAAGGGGCGTCTATAGTTGGATAAGCCATATCCAATTCTCCTTTGATCTAAATTAATTGCCTTTTCCAAAAGTAACCTTAGATTTCCTGTCGTGAAACAAGGGCATTCTAGGGTCGTTTTCTCGCATGAGGTTGTTGTCTACTGATTGTATTTGGTTATCCGTTTGCTGCTTATAATAATCACTGCGCTCGTTTACCAATTCAATCGGAGCTTTACATAACATCAAACCACCAATCACAACGTTATCTGCAAATCTTTCATTTTCTACAGTTACCATTGTAATCTCAGGATGATCTGAAGCTTTTGCAGGCTCCCAACCTTCACGTAATTTTGAAGAAACGTTTGTGGCGTCTGATTGCCCTTGAGTACTTGTCCTGATCCAACGAAACGCGTATCCAGGTTGTGGTGTCGGTGAAGGTAATACTTCAGGACGTGTCCAAGCCTTTTTACGTGTTGATGTTTCACGAGTAGTTAATTCACGGTCTATGCGATTTTCAGCCATTGTCTTTCCTCATTTCTATTGCAACCTGTTTGGCGTATTGTTCTGGAGTTAATCCAAGTCTCTTAGCTACAGACACTTGTGTTTGCGTTAATGTCACTTTTCGGGGTGACGTGCTCCGCGTAGCGGGTGCAACCACGTTGGCCTTGCGTTTGGGCTTTTCAACCTCCATTTGGGCAACATCCTCAAACTGCTCTGGGAATAGTTGCTGCATACGAGTATTTATTGCCTCGTAGTATTCATCGCTTTGAAGGTCTACACCTTGTTTAGCGAGTTTATTATGTAACCCTAGCGCGAGACTCGTCATCTCATCATCGGTGCCGAACCACGGATTGGCTTTCGCCCATGTCATCGCTCGTTCGTCAGCAACCTGTGGCGCTGGAGTAGATTTAGTATCTGCTGTCTTGTTTACAGGAGTTTCTTCTTCCTGTAAAGTCGGTAACTTAAAATTATTTAACTTATCAGTTTTAATCTTAGCAGCCGTTAAACTTTCTTGTGCAGCTACGACAGCTTCTGCGTCCCCAGCCTCATACGCAACCTTGTATGCGTTCTTAGCTGTTTCTAGCTCAGACTTTGCTCCCTTCTTAGCTTGCTCTAGTAGAGCTGTCTGATTCTTGTTAACGCTACCTTTTAACTTTTTATTCTCATCAACAAGAGATTGAGCTAACGCCTCAAGTTCCTGCTTCTCCCTAAAAGCCGCTTCTTTAGCACGCCGTTCATCGTGGTAACCCTTACTAAAGTGTTGGATACGTTTACGCACTTTTTCAGAATAATCTTCAAGCTCTTCCTCAGTTACATCTTCTGGAGGTTCTGACGTTTTACGATTTCTATCTGCTTTAGGCGTATCGTCTACGACTTCAATTTCTAATTCTTTCTCAGCTTCAGGCTCAGGTTTAACTTCAGGTTCGGGTTCAGGCTCAGCTTTTGCCTCTTCTTTCTTATCCTTACCTTTATCCAGATCAATCTCTATTGCCGATGAACTTTCAATTTCGGGTTTCTTAATATCTTCCTGCTCATCAGGAAAACTATACTCAACTTTTTCAAATGCCATTTCTTATTTCCTTATGCTCGTGATACACCACGGGGGTCGCTGACTACGGCTTCTATTGAATCATCGTTCATCAAACGATACTCAACTCCACCAACTTTAAATCTCGTGCCTGTGTTTGCACGAAACATTACGTAATCGCCTACTTTACACCAAGGGGTGTCACCAAAACGTTCCACATCAGAATAAGCCTGATCTCCCATATCTAAAACAAGTCCAATAATAGACATGATATGTTCTTGATGTATTATAGTGGTGGTTTTTAATACCTTGGTATCTGCGAAAGTTTCTTCTATTTCAGGCATTGCAATAAGTATGCGATACCCTACAGGACGGGGTAGTTGTGCTTCTAGTTCCTGCTCGTCTACCTCATTTATATCCAGTTCTGCTACTTTATTCATTATCATCTTCCATATAGTTGCGCGAGAGGTCTTGTATATGTGCTATGCTGGACTCCAGACCCCGTATAAGGCCAGCAACTTCCTTGTATTGAGCGAAGTCTTTTGCGCCCCCACTCCCAAGAAATTCTAGTGCAGAGGCTTTATCAACCTCGATGTTATCTTTAAGCACGTCAAAGACGGTTTTTGCCATTATTTTCTCCCAGTTCTACTTCCTTGCATTGTCTTCATTGTATCAAGATCAATTTTTGCGTTAGAAGTGCGTCGATCTGCGGCCATCTTTATACCGTCTTTCTTCGCATCGAGTATAATCTCTTGCTCGTCTAGTTCTAACTTCTTAGCGTCCCGCATTGCATCTGCTTGATCTTTCTTAGCTTTACGATCTACATCTGCTTGTTTGATCTGCACCTCTGCTTGTTTAAGCTGGAACAACGGATCTTGAGCTTGTTTCTGCGCCTGTTGTTGCGCTGCTTGTTGCTGATGTGCTTGCGTTAGATCTTTAGCGGCAGTGGCGACAAGTCTAGCGAGGTTAACCTCAATCTCTTCAGGTAACTCTGCATTCGGTGCAGGGAGCTCGACACCCACACGCTCTTCGATGTCTTTGCGGTATTTAAACCCAAGGTGTTCAGCAATATGTGCCTGTAAAGACGCCATTATCTGTTTGGCCTGTGGGTTCTGCCCAATCATCTGTGCGATCATCGGATCTTGCATAAACGCCATGTGTGTCTCAATGTGAGCATCTTGATCTTGGTAGATAAAGGCTTTCATCGGTTTACCCTGTAATGCAGCCATATTCTCACTGATAGGATCTACGGGTTTCATGTCGTCTTTTGTTGGAACAAGTTTATCTGCATTTTTAATTCCTAACACATCTATCATCTGCCTGTGCAGTTGCGGTAAGTCATATATCTGCGGAGCCTGTTGCGCCATCTGTAGTACAGCTTGGTACTGCACAACACGCTGCGCCATAGTGGAACTGTTTGGGTCACTGACAGGTATGACGTCTATGAGCATGTAGTCAGCTTGCCGTGCGCTTACTTCTCCTCTAGCAGGCTGGTAGGCATACTCCATCGGTGCGTACTCTGACATCAATACTTTTAGAAGTTTAAACTCCTGCTTCATCGCATAATGTACACGCGCTTGCACTGCAGCCATCGGCTTGAGTGTGCGCTCCAAGAGTGCGAGTGTCGTTCCTACAGGGGCATTAGCAGACATATCTGAGATGTTCATGTCACTAATCGCGCCGAGTCTACGGCCTTCTTGTGTTATCTTGTCTAGGAGTGCGAGTAATGTCTGGCTTGGCTCCTTGTAAGGTAGCGGCATGATGTTGTCACGGATAGACCCTGACGGCACATCGACATCCTTGAACTCCCCAGGTTCTATGGGAGCATCGTCACCCTTGATACGCAATCCGCGCGATTTCAACCCGCCAGGGAGGTTTGCGAGCGTACCAGCGTCTACTAATTGACGTATCAAGGATGTTCCCGCCTTGGCATACCCACCGATAATGTGGATCAACCCAAGCCCGTAAAACCCAAATCCTGGAACATATACATAGTGCACAAAATGTTGACGTTTTAACATCAGTTCATCATCTTGACTCCAATTTCTACGTATTGCTAGTATCTCGTTTGAACCCCTCTCCAACGTTACAACATAGGGTTTAGCGATATCATCCTCCTCAGAATCGCCTGCACCGTCTATTATAAGGTCAGCGTGTATTTCATAAACAGTGAAACGATCATCATCCGTAAGTGAGTATCCACCTTCTTCTGCTTTCCGCTCCTCTATATCACTGTGATATGGTTGGGGGTCTCCAAGTTCTACTTCTCTGTAGAACCCATTTGCCTGTAATTTCTTTAGCTCGTTCTTAGTTTTACGCATAACATGTGTAACACGCTCTGCGGTTTCTATGTGTGACGCACCGTAAGGCACGATAACATCTTCTGCTGGGATATACACAGCTACCTGACGACCCATGTTAGGATCGTAATAT